CCTAGCTCTGCTTGTAGCTCATCATAAGACTCATAGTCTCTTATGACTGAGTTCTGTATCTCTGCAATATCTATTTGATCGAGCAGTGCTTTGTATTGATTATTTGTAGTAATTTTTTTATTTTTTTCGGAGATATTTTCAATCTCTGCCATCAAAGAACTTAAAGCCTTCTCATCATCAGATGTATCAATTTCTAAATCCAACATGGGCAGTATGGTTATATCACTCAATTTATTTGTTTCTAACCATTTTTCTACTGTTGCTAACTTCCCTGCTATCGTAGCAGACGTATTCGACACCTCTCTGGAAGCACTTTTAAATATATCAAATAACTCGACATACTTTTCAAGGTGTAACAAGTCTATGAGAAACTTCTTACGGTTTGCATCTGTAGCGGTTAAAAACTGCAAACTCGCATTTGTATTTTGATATACTAGTTGCGAGAATGTTTTAAAGTCAACTCCAAGAACTTCCTGAATATTCTTATATGTATTCGTAGCCGTATGGCTAGATATATCTATGCTATTCTTTTCGAGTTTTACTTTTATACTTGTCTTTCTATTGACAGTAATTTCATACCTATCTTCATCTTTCGTAAAAGAGAGATAGATGTTGTAACCATCATTCACATAACGATTGGGAATGTCTGCTTTTTTGATACCTTTTGAGTTTTTATTGTACAATGCTTCTTCTATGATTAATGGGATGGAAGACTTCCCCATCCCATTAGTACCAAGGATCTGTGTAACAGTATTGTCGTTTAATTGTAACTCATTACCAGCACCATAACTAAAGCAGTTATCCCATTTCAACGTTTGTAGTGTAATCATTGTATGTTCCTATGATGTCTGGTATTTTATCAGGGTTTATTTCGAGTATATAAGTTAGATACTCTATTAACTCTTCTTGTATCGTCATCTCTTTGTCCATAATAAGAGATGCTTCTGACTTTCGTTTTACTACTTTCTTGTCGAGAAGTTCTGAGTTCTTCACTCCTGCCAAGTCTTGTATATCCCCTTCTACCTCGTAGATCGTGTGATCAAACTCGGTTGGAAGCATTTCTTCACTACTTGTTACCGTCTTTCGAAGTAACTGTGGTAAACGAAACTCTTCCCACATCCAGCTCCAGTCATTCTCATTAATCAGTATGTACCCTGTCTTTACTAGATTTCTATGGAATGAAGTAGTCATTGGACTACCTGGGTATACAATATTTCTTTGTGTATTGCTATGAGAGTGTAAGTCTCCTGCAAATACAATCGGGAAGTCTTCAAACATATCTAAGTTGACTTCCGGTTTTACGTGTGGCGGTATCTCTCCTCTGACGTGCGTGAACAAAGGCTGTGCCGTATTAAAATGTTCGATTGCACCTTTTCTGTGTAAATCTGCATACGGTAAGATACCATATCCAAGATCATGATCAACGTATGAGATATCTACTACATTGATGAGAGGATTAATATCCCGTGAAACCTGTTTGAGCTGAGTAAAGAAAGTTTTATTTTTCTTTGTAGCTTCATGGTTTCCATCAAATATAATAGTAGGAATCTTTACTCCTCGAATAAACGAGAAGTAAAGCTCCAACTCTTCCATATTCGGTAGACGATCAAAGAGATCTCCACCGATTATGTGCATATCACACTCTTTCTCTAGTTCATAAACTTGCTCAAAGAACATTTTATAACGGTTTGTAGCCCACTTTACTGGTACATTTTTTTGCCCCAGCTTGATGTGCCAGTCTGCCGTGAAGAGAATCATCCTACATTGAACTCCGCATCTAAGGCTTCGTCATCAGTTTCGTCACCGTGGTTACGAACTCTGTCAAGCAACTCTTTTTGAGCGTCTGGAGTTGGACGAGACATAACATCATCCATAGATTTTAAATCAGCAATGATTGCCAACTCTCCATCTTCCAAAGCTCTAGGCTTGCATTTCAGTGCTTGTAGCTGATATTCTACATTGTAAGGAAGTGGCCCAGTCTTTACTCGCTTGAAACAAATGTCCCAGCCAGTATTCAGGTCAGTAGGATCTCCAAGATCTTCTGCGGCAGTAATAATTTGCTCCCACAACTTCTTCTTTAGATTTACTACTTTAACTTCTCCGTTATCAATGCACTGAGTAGCATAGCTCCAGCCACATTTTAGGTCAGGATAGTACTCTCGTACCCAATCCTTCTCTGAGTTATTAAATCTCTCAGAATTTCTATCAAAAGATAGACATTCCATAGGGATATTTTTGCCATTCTCACCTTGAATCCAGTAGACATAGCGAGCTAAGATGTCGCCAACGATACGCATTTTGTTATCGCCGTCTTTGTATTGAAAGGTAGTGATGGATGATTTTTGGGCTCCGCCCGTTTGCTTATTAAATGATAGTGCCATTAGTGTATAGTCTCCAGTGTGACTTCTTCATATATAAATGTAATTTCTTTATCATCTACAATGAGTAGCCTGTTATCGTTAAGTTGTTCTAGAGGCACAGGACAATGCAGTGCGTCTAGTGTGGTTTTATAAGAAGCTATGTAATCTGCGTAACTTCGCAAGGAAGCGAGAGCGTAGTAGATACAAAGTTCTTTAGAGGTGTACTTATAGGAGTGGTACAGGAGCAAGTCTCCGTGAAGAAGAAAGCTGGAACCTGTAAATTTTTTATTAGAGTATTTATAGATAGCGTCATACTTGTTTTTTGGAATCTGTTGATTGACTAACATTTCCATTATCAAGTTGCAGGTAGCAATATTGCCCTCTGCCGTATCATAAACCTTTTTCCAATCAAATAAGAGCATATATTATACTTTGTTTTTACCAAGTTGTCAAGAATTATTTTTCTAAAGGTACTTCATGTTCCAGCCCTGCTTCATATAGAACCCGACACGATTTGAGGCTTGTTTTCTAGCCGTATTTCCTTTCAGGTGTATATCAATGATAACAGGATCAATCTTACCTTCCTTTTTACGAATCACTCGCCCTACTAGCTGTGTGAGTAAGGGCTCGTTATTTACAGGCGTACCAAGTATCAAACAACTAAGTGTGTCAACTGATATGCCTTCAGAGAAAATTGCTTGCGTTCCATAGAGTATATTCGAATCCCCGTACAGAATCTTATCTACAAGCACTTCTCTTTCTTCATGCGGAACTTCACCAGTTACGCAAATTGCTTTCTCCCCTGTAAGTTCTGCACAGGCTTTGAGAAAACTCACACGATCACTTACTACTAGAACTTTGTGCCCCTTTGCGGCGTAGGCCGCCGCAAGCATGGAGATAGTGTGTCTATATTCTTCATCGTTTGCTAACTTTGTTACTCTGTTTGCCCACGGTATTCTTGAACCATCCATGAAACGAATATTAGATGGTACAATATGTACTATAGGGGTCATATAGTTTTCTTTTGGTGGTTTATAAACAGTATTACCAAAGTAATCTCTGAACACAACGTGTTTACCATCCTTTCTTTCTATAGTCCCCGATAGACCTATCTTATATCTACAGTAATTTGTATCTAGTATTTTGGAAAAGGTCGGACTACTAACATGGTGCATCTCATCTAGTATGACTGTCCCAAACTCTTTACGAATCTTGTCTACGTTTCTGTATAAAGTTTGTGTATTCCCAATGACGATAGGAGCATCAAGATCAAATTGACCACTGCCTACGATGCCTGCTTTAATTCCATAGACTTTTTCTACTTCTTTTGCCCATTGATTTCGTAGAGGGACAGTATGGGTAACAACAAGTGTCTTCTGACCAAGCTTACCAGCGATAGCTAAACCTGTAAAAGTCTTTCCCCAACTGACCCATGCGTTGATTATAGAGTTGTCTTCGATTGCGTCATAAACATCCTTTTGACTTTGTCGTAACTCAAACCTAAACTCAGGAAAGTCTACAGGCTTGTTCACTCGCTTATCTACTATTTCATAGTGCTCTGGTATCAAATCCGTACGCCCTATTGGTAGAGATACTAACCCGTTACGAATTATGCCCATGTTTTTAATCACTTGAGGCGGATCGAGTGGGTTGTGCGAAGGAATTACATATGTAAGCTCTTTATCAATAGCTTCTTGTAGTTCAGCACTACAATCCATATATATTCTGTGACTTATAACTGCTTTCATAGATTGAGTTCATTCTTTGCAATGATGTATTGTTTTACAAAATCAGATCGTACAATATCTTCTACTTCAAATTCTATGAACGTGAATCTCTCCATTCGTTTTAGAACTCTGATAAAATCTTGTAGTCCGTTTGCTTTTAAATCTGCCTGTCGAAAGTCTCCACAAAACATAACTCTACAGTTCTCACCAATACGAGTAATGATTGAGTCTAGCTCATGGAAAGACATATTCTGACACTCATCTATGAGAATAACTGCATCTCTGAGTGTTATGCCTCGTATAAAAGAAGTTGTCATAAAGTGTACTAGCCCTTTATTCTTGAGAATTTCGTAAGCATCTCCTCGACTGAATAAATCATTTGCTATATCTTTATAAGGTTCTTCATATACAGAAGCCTTTTCTTTTTCTGTTCCGGGCAAGAACCCGATATCTCTCGTAGGAACAGCACTACGAATGATGACAAGGTTTTGGTATACTCCTTTTGCCATGTCATCATATGCAAGGTATGACGATATAAATGTTTTACCTGTGCCTGCTAAGCCGTGTAAGACTAAATTTTTTTGTTGACTCGAATGCTGTCAACTGGTTTCTGGTTAAGGGGTCGATTTCTCGCAACTCTAAACTAGCGCCTGCAAGAGTTTTACGTCTTTTAGCCATATTATACTTTTCTTCTTGTGTCCTTGAGTTTCTTTTCAGAATACTCGTAAAGCATCCAAGGTAGATTCCTTATATGCAGAATCCCTGCCCATGTATATCCTACTTCGGGAGGGCGCGGTACAGTGAAAGGAGCGTTGTGCCCTTTCACCCATATCAATGCGGCAGTATCTTTTCT